CCAAATAACTGCATCTGGAAATATAAGCTCAAGCGCCGATATAATAGCTAATAGATTTGTTGGTACATTAGCAACAGCAGCCCAAACAAACATAACATCATTAGGTACTTTAGCTACTTTGACAGTAAGTGGAAAAGGTACATTTGGTGATTTAGCAATAGAAACAACTGGTACAAATGCTATATTAGAACTTGAGAGAGCTTCAGGTGCAGAATTAAAATTAAAAGCACAAGATAATCAATCAAGAATAACATATGAAGGTGGACCTTTAATGTTTGATAGAGATGAAAGTGGAACAAATTCCCTAACAATAGGTGTAGGAGGTCACATAACAGCTTCAGGTAATATAAGTGCAAGTGGAGCTATATCTGGACCAGCTGGTTTTAGAATATTTTCAAAAACAGGAACTACTGATGGAGAAGGTCAAGGAGATATAGTTTATTTTGGTGGCACAACATCAATGACTGCAGGAGATATATATCATTTCAAATCAGATGGTACTTGGGAATTAGCAAACTGTAATGCTGCGGCAACTAGTGATGGTTTACTAGGTGTAGCTTTAGGTGCATCATCTGACGAAGATGGAGTATTACTTAGAGGTACAGTTACTCTACATACAATTGATGGTTCTGAATCTGTAGGAGATGTGTTATATCTTTCAGAAGATAATACAGGTCATGCAAATATGGCACCTCCAGGTGGTAATGGTGATATAGTTAGAGTTATTGGTTATTGTTTAGATGCCAGTAATGGACAGATTTGGTTTGACCCAGATAAAACATTTGTAGAGGTGACTGCATAATGGCTATAAATAAAATATCTGCACTCGCAATAGCATCAGTTAATAAGGTATCTGCACTAGCAAAAGCATCTATTGCAAAGGTAAACGAGGTAGTTAATCAATTATTTGCAAATACCAAAGCCCTAACACATGGCTTTACAGAAACTGCAGGAAACTATGCAACAAATAAAGGAGATTCTGTAGTAGCCGGTAATAGGAGTAATTCCGGAGGAGCTGATTTACCAACATCTTTTAATTTTACTCAAGATACTGCATGGTCAGTTAATTTTTGGGTAAGAGTCGGATGGAGTTCCTCACTAAACACAAACATACATTTAATGTGTATAAATAAGGAAAATGATGCAGGTACAAATGATTATTTTAGAATATATTACAACGAATCAAATAATAGATTATATGCACAGTATGGAGATAAAGAAGATGGAGTTAACCATACATATAAACAGAATTTTTGGCTTTTTCACTCACCTAGTGGAAACTACAATACAGCAAGATTAGCAGCAGGTTTACATACTGGTACTGGAACAGGTGGAGCTTCCACATATTGGAGTGCAACAAATAGAGGTAATGTTGGAGATGATAACTTTACAATGATAACAGTTACAAAGGGATCAAGCAATTCAGCAGCAAGTTCTAACCTAAAGGCTTATTGGAATGCAACAGACCTGGGAGTAGGTTTTTATTCAAGTGGTCAATCTGTAGGAACAGTTTCTATGGATGCTAGTCAAATAAGACAAATGATTGTTGGTGGAAATCTAAATATAGGTAGAAAAAAGATGGGTAATAGTTCAGCAACTTTATATAATGACTTTGCCTGGTGGGACACAGAATTAGATGCAGATGCAGTCACTGCTATATATAATAATGGTGCACCAATGGATTTAACTAGTGATTCTGGTAACTATGATAATAGTTCAGACCTGATAGGTTATTGGCAATGGGAAGATACTATAGGAGGTGGAGTAGGAGCATCAACAGTACCAGGTGGTGGAGTTGCAGACATGTATATTAACGGAAATTCAGATATAGTGGTATTTTAATTATGAAGTATTATCATATAACATATTCAGTTTGGGAATCCTTAAATAAGGATAATGTATCGTATAGAAAGTATAACGCAGACAGGTCTGAAGTTGCTGTTGCAACAACAGATACTGTTTCTACTAATATATCTTCATATAACACGGCAGGAGAACTTGCAGAGGCAATTGATGCAATTGAAGAATTTAGTGGATTAGAAGAATGGGAAATATATGAGATATTATATTACCCAGAAATAGACGACTAATATGGCAACACAATCAATAACAGTGGACGGTGTATCAGGAGATACTGGTAATTTTTCAAGTGGTGATGTAAGTATAGTATCAGCTGTTTCTGATGGAGACACAGGTACCAGTATTGTTAATACTGCAGCAGATAAAACCCTTGTTTTCAGCCTACAAGGTGTTAGTGATTATTCAGTTCTTTCTGGCGCAACACTTCAACAAGCTCAAATAGTAATTGTAGCATCACAGTCAGGTAAAGGAGCTGTAACAGGCACGTTTCAACTATTGAATTCAAGTGATAGTGTATTAGCTACTGATGACTTTGCAACAGAAGCAGATGAAGCTGGAGAATTCACTGGTACAGCCTATACCGCAGATGGAGCTGGTTTCAGTGAAGACGAACTCAATGGAATGCAGGTCAAATATGTTACGACAAATGAAACTCAACCACGACTCTATGATGTAAATGTCACCATAACATATGTCGCAGCTTCATCAGTTACTAATCAAATAACAATGAGTTCAGGAACAATAACAATATCATCGGGAGAAATAACTATATAGCTATAATGCATTATATTTATATAATATTATGACAAATTTAAGTACATATCTAGCAGAGCAGATTTTATTAGAAGAATCTGAAATAACCAATATAGTTGCCATCTACCCTGGAAGGTTTCAACCAATGGGTAAACACCATGCAAAAGCATATAAGTATCTTCAGTCTAAATTTAAGGATGCCTATGTTGCAACAAGTAATAAGGTAGATTTACCAAAATCTCCGTTTTCATTTGCAGAAAAGAAGAAAATAATAAAGTCGCATGGAATATCAAAAGTTGTACAGGTAAAAAATACATATCAAGCAACAGAGATTCTAAAGAAATATGACCCTAAAAAAACAGCTGCAGTTTTCATGATTGGACAAAAAGATGCAGGAAGGCTTGGTGGTAAGTTTTTTAGACCATGGGCAGGTAAAGCTGAGGTTGGATATAAAGAAGGAGCATATTACATAACTGCACCTCATATTAGTCTAAATGTGCCTGGATATGGTGAAATGAGCGGTACAGCAATTAGAAAAGCTTTAGGTGATACGACACTTGATAAAAAAGAAAAACAAAAAGTGTTTAAGGGAATATTCGGTCATACAAAGAACTATAACTTGATTGTTAGTAAACTAGAAAGGCTTAATGAATCTATATTAGAATTCTGTAAAAAAGTAAACTTTTCAGAACTAATATTAGAATCAAGTAGTACTGGTACTGATGGAGGAGACGTTGATGATGGACCTCCAACATATTTTATTACACCATCAGGATATGAAAACCAAGGAAAAGAATTTGCCGAAATGGTTGGTTATGAAGTAATTGATTATATTATTGGTAATGATTCTAATATTTTAGATTTGGCAAAAGATGATAACTCATTGGATTATTCACATGGGGTTACATATTATCCAGCTGGAGTTGCAGGAGCTCGTACTCCTATAAATACACAAGATTGGAAAGAATCACAAGCATATTCTAGATGGAAAGCCAGAATAAGAAATATTGCACAAGCTGCAGGAATGAAGTTTATAGACTTTATGGGAGCTGAAAAATCTAAAGAAAAGAAAAACGTAAGTGGTGATACGGTAAAAGAACCTATGAAGTATGAAAAAGAACCAAAAAATCTTTCAGAAAATTTAGGAAAATGGCTAGCTAATCAAATATTATTATCAGAAGGTGGAGCTTACGGGCATATGTCTCACCCTTTTGACGATAAAGGCCTTACGTTTGGAGACTTCAAAAATATTATTGATTTAGCATTACAAGGTAATTTAGACTTAGAACAAGCGGCTACAGAAAAAACAGATGGTCAAAATTTATTTGTTAGTTGGAATGGTAAAATGCTAGCAGCTAGAAATACTGGAGACTTAAAGCGTGGTGGTATGGACTATAAAGCAGTTGCAGCAAAATTTAAGGGTAGAGGTAATATAGAAAAAGCATTTACATTTGCCATGAAAGATTTGGCAAAAGCAATAGGTAGTCTTTCACCAAAACAACAAGATAAAATATTTAATAAAGGAAATAATTGGGTAAATATGGAAATTATGTTTCCAGCTTCTGCAAATGTAATTACCTATGACGCACCATATCTACAGTTTCATAATGTATTACAATACAAAGATGGAAAAGCAATAGGTGCAGTTAAAGACGGAGCTAGAATACTTGCAGGTATGGTAGCACAAGTTAATCAAAAAGTACAAAAGAACTTTTCTATAATTGGCCCTAAAGTTCTTAAAATGAATGCTAATCAAGATTATTCTGCTAAAAAACCTTATTTCAACGGCAAACTAAATAAACTTATGAAGAAGTATAAAATGAAAGATACTTCTACTTTTGCTGAATATCATCAAGCCTGGTGGGAAGATTTTGTTGATAAGAATATAAAGGGAATAGACAACAAAACTAAAATGGGATTAGTAAAACGTTGGGCATTTTTTGACAAATCTTTTAGGTTAGATAAAAAGACTCTACCTGATGAAGATACTCTTAAAAAGGCAAAAGAGTTTGATAAAATGAAACATGCTGACCAGGTAAAAAAGAACATGTTGCCTTTTGAATTATTATTTTTTGAACTAGGTGCAGAAGTATTGAAAAATGTAGAAGGATTCTTGGCTGCAAATCCAGATAAAGCTATTCAAAATATAAGAAAACAAGTAGCAAAAGCCATTAGTGATGTTAGAAAAGGTGGAGACCTTAAAAAATTAAATAGAATGACTCAACAATTAAAAAAGATCTCATCTATAGGAGGATTCAAAACAATAATTCCAAGTGAAGGTCTAGTTTTTATATATAAAGGAAAAACATATAAATTAACAGGAGCGTTTGCACCAGTCAATCAGATAACTGGTATGATGACGTTTTAGAGAAAGGTTATGAAGAAAGGAATAAGTGAATCAAAAGTACAGAGAATGCGTAATATAGTCAAGGGAGATTATACAAAATCTGTAAGTACTCAAGTTGGATATAAAAAGTCAGATAAAAAAGTAGAAGGAGATGTTTGGGAAGAAGCTGGAAAAACTTGGACTATAAAGAATGGAATAAAACAAAATATTTCCAAAATGCAATCTGTTAGAGACTTAGTAAAAATGCCATTAACATGTCCTGAATGTGATAAGGTAATGAGAGGACAATTTGATAGGTATCACTGGAAAGTCGATAAAAAATGTTTAGACTGTTTTACATTAGACCAAAAAAAGTCAAGAGCTGTAGGAACATACGAAGAAAAACAAAAAGAACTTTTTAAGAAAGTAAAACTTGCAGAAATAAAAGATATTACAGACGAATTTGAAGAGTGGTTAGATAGTAATCAAACATTTGTGACAGAGTTAGGAGAAGTTGAAGATTGGTCTGGTGGATTAAATAAAGCAGAATTAAAAGCAAAATTTAAGAAAGAACTTCTAGATTGGAAAAAACATTTAAGCGAGATGTGATTAAAGCCTGTATCTTTATATTTATATGATATAGGTCCAACAATAGGGAAAAAGTAATATGGCAAGACTAACCAACGAGCATCTTCACAGCGAAATAAAACTTGTAAAGCAAGAGGTTGAATATATAAAAGACAACCAAGAAAAAATGCAGGCTGATTTGACCATGATAAAGAAGACTTTATTAGGTCCAGATGATGGAACAATTTCTAGGGTAAATAAAAATACAGCATTTAGAAAAGGTGCGCAAAGAACTTTATGGTCTATTTGGATAGTTCTAATAGGTATACTTGGTAAAATGATATTTTGGGATTAACATGAAAAGACAAAGACTACAAGAAATAATTAACGAAGAAATAGCAAACATGTTAGAAGTTTCTATGACTCGTAAGTTTAGAAAGGCGGTAGAAGAATTACAAAAAGTTCAGCTTGCACAACAACAATTAAGAAAAAAGTTTGTTGCTGAAAAAGATCCAAAAAAGAAAGAAAAGCTCAAACAAGATATAATTAAAATGCATAAAGTAGTTCAGAAGGCTGAATCAGATTTTAATTCAGCAATAAAGGCTGAACCAATAGACTTAGATGAAACAATAATAGCTGAAGACGTATTTAAGTCATTTTTAGCTGATGACCCAGGAAACTTTAAGCTACATGTTGCAAGCAATACAGATAAGAGAAAATCTGTTATGGCTAGAAAAACAGATAGAGTATGGGATGACGGAGTTCCTGTATTAAAATATATTGCTAGAGCACCAAAAAAACCTTCCCCATTACCAAAGGGAAAGTTTAAGATTATAGAAGATAATAAGTATGGTTGGTGGTACTATCAAGTTGGAAGAACTTGGTATGGAATATCTCAAGGAGATTACGGTACACCTCCATTCGAATATTAAAAACGGAGAAAATGTTATGAGTATATTAGGCGGCCTGTTTTCAGGTGGAGCTGCTGACTTAGTTAAAGGAGTTGGTGGAGTTATAGATGACCTACACACTTCAAAAGAAGAAAAGTTAGAAGCAGAAAACAAAATCAAAGAACTTATTGCTAATTATGAAGTAGAGATGGAAAAACAAATCAGTAGCAGATGGGCAGCTGATATGAATTCTGATAGTTGGTTATCAAAAAATGTAAGACCATTAGTACTAATATTTCTAGTTGTATGTACAGTTCTTATGATATTCATAGATGCAGGAACAATTGCATTTGAAGTAGAAGAAAAATGGACAGACCTTTTACAATTAGTTCTAATTACTGTTATTGGTGCGTATTTCGGCGGACGTACAATGGAAAAAAGAAAGAAATCGAAGTAAACTAGGTTTTTGTAAAGAAAAATATATATTTATATATATGAGACAAAAACAATCCATAAAGCAGATAATTAGGAAAGAATATACAAAGTGTGCTGCGGATCCAGTTTATTTTATGAAGAAGTATTGTCAAATCCAGCACCCTACTAGAGGTAGAATTCCATTTCATCTCTATCCATTCCAAGAAAAAAGCTTAGCTGAATTATCAAACCATGACTACAATATCATATTAAAGTCTAGACAGTTAGGTATATCTACTTTATCTGCAGGATATTCTCTTTGGTTGATGTTATTTCAAGAAGATAAAAATGTTCTTGTAATTGCAACAAAACAAGAAGTAGCAAAAAACTTAGTAACTAAAGTTAGAGAAATGCATAATTATTTACCAAGCTGGTTAAAAGGTACTACAGTTGAAGACAATAAATTATCACTGAGATTTAAGAATGGCTCACAAATAAAAGCAGTTTCTAGCTCTGGTGATGCAGGTAGATCTGAAGCATTATCACTATTAGTAATAGATGAAGCCGCGTTTATTGACAAAATCGACGAAATATGGGCATCAGCACAACAAACACTTGCAACAGGTGGAAAGGCTATAATTCTTTCTACACCAAATGGAACAGGTAATTTCTTTCATAAAACATGGGTAGCAGCTGAAGAGAATAGAAATAAATTCAATACTATTAGACTACATTGGAGTTTACATCCAGAGCGAGACCAAGATTGGAGAAATGAACAAGAACAATTACTTGGTTCAAAAATGGCTGCTCAAGAATGTGATTGTGATTTTGTTTCTTCTGGTAATACAGTGATAGATGGTACTACTGTTCAATGGTACAAAGAAACTTATATGCAACCTCCTATTGAAAAAAGAGGACAAGGAGGAGAATATTGGGTATGGGAATATCCTGATTATTCTAGAGATTATATGGTAGTAGCCGATGTTGCGAGAGGTGATGGAAGCGATTTTTCATCTTTTCATGTAATAGATATAGATAATTTAACACAAGTTGCAGAATTTAAGGGACAGCTAACTCCAAAAGACTTTGGAAATATGCTAGTTACAGTTGCAACAGAATATAATGAAGCTCTATTAGTAATAGAAAATGCAAGTGTAGGATTTGGTGCTATACAGAGTGCAATAGACAGAGACTATAAAAACTTATATTATACATATAAACAAGACGGAATAACTGACGCAACAACCCAAATACAAAAAGGTTATGATTTGAAAGATAAAAGTCAAATGACTCCAGGATTTA